TGCGGGAACAGCAATAAAAGGAGCTCCTTTATCTTTAAGTTATGGTGGTATAGTAGAACAAGAAGATTTAGATATATTTCAAGATGACCTTCCAGAAGGATCTTATGAAGTGGCAAGTTTAAAACTGCCATTCTTCAAACTATTTGGTAAAGCGCCTGTTAATGAAGTGGCACCAACACCAACACCAAAAGAGAGTTTAACAAATCCAACAAAGAAACAAAAAGAGAGTTTAGAAACAGAAAAAGCTAAAAGAGCGGAAGAAGATATATTTGATCCAACGCCAGGAGAAGCGGTCATGCCTGAGAGAGAAGTTGCCATGACACCACTTACCAATCAACCAATGACGTCAGTATTTTATTCAGACATTGAACGTGCCATGGCCAATGCTCCAGAAGAGTTTGCTAATAAACAAGCAGTTCTTGATTTCTTAAACAAAAACAGAATTAAAAAATCAGAGGTCGAAGATTATCGTATCGCGTCCTTATTAAAATTGTTTGATGAGGATTCACCAATACCAAAACAACAAATTATTTCACAAGTAAGAACCGCACCAATTAGCGGTATGAAAGTACATGCGACAGGTAAAGGATCCGACATCATCAATCAATTCGGCGATGTTCCTACACGGTATACAGGATACGCAGAATCTGGTTTTATCCCTGATACCCAACGCGAAAGAATTTTATATCTCAATAGAGACAAATTACCTGGTGATCCAGGTCAATATCCACAGTCTATGTTTGGTGGTGAGAATATACAACGTCATAACTTTGGTATACCGAATGAAGATAATACGTACATTGTCGGTTGGACGCGGCTCACGGACCGTTATGGATTTGTCCCGCCTAAAGTGGCAGGGCCTGAGACAAAAGTAAATGTTAGACAGCTTAATAAACAAATAGTCAAAAACAACAGAAGCATCTCAGGCTTGTACGCTGAAGCACAAAATAAATTAATCCGATTAGCGGAACAGCGAGGATTAAACCGAGCAGACATTGATGAACTAGAAGATGATTTATCTATCGGGGCAACAAGAGATTTGCTGAGTCAACAAAATGCAGGGGCTAAAATTTCTGCTCTTGCAAAATATGCTGATCAGTTAAATGAAGTTAGTCCAGGATTATTAGATCAAATAGATGATTTAATCGTAAAGAATAGAGAAATTTATGATCAAGTAACAAAAGCATCTGCTGTTGATCCGAGCGGCGTGGTCCGTGTCACGTTTGCCGATGAAATACAATCGGATTTACTACAAGCAGCCGCAGGTAGAAAACAACAACTGGCCGCGGCCCTCCGCAAGATACAAGAAGAAGGAAAAGAACAAACAAACTTACAAGGACTTAATAAAGTAGCTCAAGCAACGCTTGACTTCTTTGAACAAAACAAATCCGTTTTCAGACCATTAACCAAAACAGAAGAAGAGGTAGGCGTTGTAGCCGAGCGTATTAATGTGTTGGAAAAAGAAGTAGATGAGATTGTGGATAATTATATTGCAACGCGGGAAATTGATCAGGCGGACATTGAGCGCTTATCCAGCCTCTTGAATGATAATATAAATACCATGATTGATGAAATATTATCCGTGGACTCGAATACCATGGCAGGACTGTTCCCTGATTTACCATTTAAAAACAGAGATGAGTGGGCGGATGCGTTAATCAAAAAAGATTTATACGAACTAGCATATAGAAAGTTTGTGCTAAAAGAGCCAGATGCTTCCGAGTATTATGCGGTTTCACCATCTAAATATGTTAGTAAAAGATACAACTTTGAGGGCAACGCGGCAACACCGCAAGATGTGAGAGATATGGAAAAAGCGTCTCGTATTGAAACATTTAAACGAGAAGGCACGTTTGTTAATTCAAGATATAAAGGTATTGGCATGGATGAGTTTTACGGGGGCCCTGATAGTGTGGATCAAAAAGGAAAACACTATACCTCAACGATTGAAAAGATTTTAAAGAAACAGGCACAATCAAATAATTCCGAAGTAATTACGATGCCTGTTCAAGTAAAAAGCGGTGAAGGGTCAGCGTATTTTAAAATTACGGATCAAAACGATAACATGGTGGCAACGTTAACAAATGGTGATCAAGCAAGAGAATTACTTATTGCTAATCCAAACTACAAGGTAGAGACCATAACAGTCCCGAACAAAGCGAGCATGGAGCCAGTTTTTGCTATTAAAATTACTCCTGAAATGCTAGAACCATATAAGACACATAAAGCACAAGGTGGACTTGTAGAGCATATTGATATATTTGAGGTATAAGAATGGCAGTTGATAGACGAATTACGGGAGAACCAACAGAACTAGAAACAGAATCTGTTACTATTGAAACACCAGAAGAGGCATTAACAGTAGAAAATATTGAAATGACCGAGGACGGCGGGGCGTTAATCAATCCCCTAGAAGCACCAATCGATACCAGCTTTGATGCTAACCTAGCAGAATTTATTGATGAAAAAGATCTACAGGATATTTCATCTGATTTAATTGGTGACTACAAAGAAGATAGCAGCTCAAGAGAAGAATGGTATGACGCGTATGCGAAAGGACTAAAGCTTCTTGGATTCAAATATGAAGATCGATCACAACCGTTTCAAGGAGCAAGCGGCGTTACACATCCACTTTTATCCGAAACCGTTACACAGTTTCAAGCACAGGCTTATAAGGAATTGTTACCAGCAAACGGTCCTGTCAGAACACAAGTTATTGGTAAAGTAGATTCACAAAAAGAAGATCAAGCACAGCGCGTGCAAGACTTCATGAACTATCAAATTATGCATGTCATGGAAGACTTTGATCCTGACTTAGATCAAATGCTTTTCTATTTACCTCTATCAGGCTCTAGCTTTAAAAAAGTTTATTACGATTCAACGATGGGAAGAGCGGTATCTAAATTTATTCCAAGTGAAGAATTAATTGTTCCGTATACAGCGACTGATCTAGCGACAGCAGAACGTGTTACGCATGTGTTGAAAAGAACAGAAAATGATATTCGTAAATTACAAGTACAAGGGTTTTACCGTGACGTTGATTTACAAGAGTATGAAGATACTGATACCAATAATATTCAAACGGAAGTTAATAGATTAGACGGTGTGAAAGATACAGGTAATGGATATAAAAACGATCAATACACCTTATTAGAAATTCATGTTGATTTAGACTTACCAAGTTTTGAAGATCCTGATGGAATAAAACTTCCGTATATCGTGACAATAGATGAAGGATCTGGAAATATTTTATCTATTTACAGAAACTATGATGAAAATGATTCGTTAAAGAAAAAGAAACAATATTTTGTTCATTATAAGTTTTTACCTGGTCTTGGTTTTTATGGCTATGGTTTAATTCATATGCTTGGTGGTTTATCAAGAACAGCTACCGCTGCGCTTCGACAATTACTGGATGCAGGCACCTTAGCAAACTTACCAGCAGGATTTAAAGCAAGAGGGCTTAGAATAAAAGATGATGATGCACCAATACAACCAGGCGAGTTTAGAGATGTTGATGCACCAAGTGGTGATCTGCGTGCAGGATTAATGCCGTTACCATATAAAGGTGCGGATCAAACATTATTTCAATTATTAGGTTTTGTTGTAGCGGCAGGACAACGGTTTGCTTCTATTGCTGATCAAAAAATAGGTGACAGTGTTGCAGCAAATGCGCCTGTAGGTACAACTATGGCATTGATTGAAAGAGGATCAAGAGTCATGAGTGCAATTCATAAACGATTACACTATGCACAAAAAACAGAATTTAATTTATTAGCAAAAGTATTTAAAGATTTTTTACCACCACAATATCCCTATGAGGTAAGTGGAGGAGCAGTACCAAGTGTAAAAGTATCAGACTTTGATGATCGTATTGATATTATGCCTGTATCTGATCCAAATATTTTTTCTATGTCACAACGTGTTACCTTGGCACAGACACAATTACAGATGGCACAATCAGATCCACAATCACATAACTTATATGAAGCATATAAGAGAATGTATCAGTCGCTTGGTGTAAAAGATATAGATGCTATTTTACCTCCACCAAAACCACCAGCTCCAAAGGATCCTGGATTAGAAAATTCAGACTCATTACTTGGACAAAAATTAATTGGTTTTAGAAATCAAGATCATCAAGCACATATCGATGCGCATAGAACGTTTATGTCATCAATTTTAGTACGTGCAAACCCACAAGCAACAACATTATTACAAGCACATGTTATGGAACACGTTTCTTTACTAGCAAGAGAGCAAGTTGAGGCAGAAAATGCACCTCTTATTGAAAAAGAAGCAAGAAGATTTGGTGGACAGCTACCACCAGACCTACAAGCACAGTTTCAAGAGGAGATTGAACGTCAAGTTGCGGTAAAAGTTACCGAATATGTGGAAGAAATGTTCGTTGAAGAGCAAGAAGCAATGGCTGGACAGGGTTCAGACCCACTTGTTGAGCTAAAACAGCAAGAATTACAGCTAAAAGCACAAGATATTCAAAGAAAAGCACAAAATGATCAACAAAAACTTGATTTAGAAGGTGCAAAACTAGATCAACAAGCAAAATTAACGCAAGATAAAATAGATTCGAACGAAGATATTGCACAATTACGTGCAAATGTTAATCTAAGTAAACAAAATGACCAGCGCAACACTTAGACTACAGGAATATTTTAACGAATTGATGAATTTTGCTGATACAGCATGTGAAGATCAAAATGATCAAATACTTTTAGCGGGTTCTATGATGGCGGTAGCTAAAATGCTGTATCA